CCACACAAATTTTATGAAGGACAAACAGTTGCCATATCAGAAGTTGAAGCACACGTTAACGGCAATAAAACAATATCTGCAATAGTAGACGATTACACTTTTAGAATTACAACCACAAGTGCACCAGTACACACTGATTACAGATTTGTTATACCTAATGGTATTGCAGCCGAAAATGATTTATCACAATACGACGGCGTAGCAGCTGTAGAAGAAGCCGTTTTGCAAATCGCTGTAGACGTATTCCAATCAAGACTAGCTGCAGGTGGCACACAACAAGCCCTTGATTACACCCCAGCCCCTTACAGAATGGGCAGAACCCTTTTGTACAAAGTTACAGGTTTAATAAGTAAATATATTGACTCTAATAGTCAAGTAGGTTAACTATGCCTTTAAGTACGCTACGTTCAGGGCTTAAAACAGCAATCACAGATAATACAAAATATTCTGCCTACGATCACGTTCCAGATATTATTATTCCACCAGCAGCTCTTATTTTGGCTGGTGACCCATACCTTGAACCAATTGCTATTGGTAATTCAAAGAATTGGTACGTAAGACTAACTCTTGAAATAGTCAGCACTACGTATTCAAACCCAAGCGCATTAACAAACTTGGAAGATGATATAGAAACAATCTTGGCACTTATACCGACTAATTGGGTTATACTGTCAGTATCTAGTCCGAGAATTAGGCAGACAAATAGCACAGATTTGCTATCTGCTGAAATCCAACTACAAACAGCCTACACAGGCTAGGAAAGGCAACAATGGCAACAACTATTTTAAGTGGTCGTCAATTAACTTTGAGTGTTAACGGAAATAGCTACTCAGAGCAGATTACTTCTTCTGCTATCAACTTTGATACAGAAAGATTAACTTTTGACACTCTTGCAGGCAAAGCATATAAATACATTGACTCAAACGTTACACTTGACATTGAGTTTTTAAACGACGCAGGCGCATCACCAAACAGCTTGTACAAAGTATTATGGGACGGCACAGAGTCAGCCCCAGATACTACAATTGCGTTTATTATGACATTAAGAACCGGTGTAACTTTAACTGGTTTAGTATTGCCACAATATCCAAGCGTTACAGCTTCAGGTGGAGACGTACAAACTTGTTCAGTATCATTACAAGTTGTAGGTATACCAACCGAAGATCTAACAGCGTAATAACCACAAACAAAGAACAGGGGCACACAAAATGCTTAAACTTAAATTATTATGGGAACTAGAAACAGGTGAGAAGTTTGAAGAATGGACAAGACCAGTCGAACTATCACTTGCAGAAAAAGAACTATATTCAGGCAAGTCAATTGTTAAAATACTTATTGAAGAAAGCACACCAAGTAACACACTTCTTCTATTCTTGGCTCACAAAATTCAACAACGTGTTACAAAAAAAGTCGAGAACTTTGATACTTGGAAAAGTAAAGTCACCGATATTACAGCTTCTGATTTTGAGACAGCAAATTTTACCAAGCCCGAAGCGTCGGGCGAGTAGCAGTCGAATTAGCAATAGCAACTGGGATAACACCGGACTATTGGCTCAATGCCGAACCCGAAATATGGGCAACGGCTATAGACATATTAAACGAGCAAGCTAATGGCTAAACAAATTCAATTAGTTAAAGTAGATAAAGACTATCGTGGTTTATTACGTGCGTTTGGCAAAATGGACGATATTGCTAAGAATGATATGAAAAAGATAGCTAGCGCGTTAGCAGAACGTGGTGCTAATTATGCTAAAGGTGCAGCTAGTAATGCGCCTTATAACGTTAAACAAGCACAAGCCGTTGCTGACTCAATTAAAATATCTAAGTCTGATAAAGCACCAAGTTTTAGTATTGGTGGTAATCGTAAAGTTGGCTCTAGTGCTTTTAGTGCTGGTTATGTGATAATGGGTAATGAATTCGGATCAAAGCAATACAAACAGTTCCCTAGACGCTCTGGCAAGGGTGGTAAAGAAGGTTGGTGGTTGTATCGTGCAATGTCAAGATTTCAACCTACAATTGCTCAAGAATGGCTTAAAGGTTATGAAAAAATTAGAGACGCTTGGAAGGCTGGTTTATAATGGCTGACATTAGAACACTTAAACTTGCGTTACTTGCTGACACAAAACAATTTATAGACGGACTAGATAAAGCCGATAAAGAAACAAAAAGTTTTAGCAGTAAATTAGGTAGCGCACTTAAAACTGGTGCTTTAGCCTTTGCAGCTCTTGGTGCAGCTGCTGGCGTTGCAGCTATTAAAATTGGTGTAGATGCTGTTAAAGCAGCCATTGAAGATGAGAAAGCCCAAGTATCTTTAGCACAAACACTTAAGAACGTAACTAAGGCTACAGACGCTCAAGTTAAAGCCACAGAAGATTATATTGACAAAACAGCACGCGCTACAGGTGTAGCAGACGACCAATTACGCCCAAGCCTTGACAGACTTGTTAGATCAACTCAAGACGTTACTAAGGCACAGAAACTACAACAACTTGCACTTGATATAGCTGCAGGTACAGGTAAAGATTTAGCAACAGTCACCGAAGCCCTTGGTAAAGCCTATGACGGCAACCTAGGCGCATTAAAACGTATTGGTGTACCTCTTGATGAAAACATTGTAAAGACTAAAGATTTTGATGCAGCCGTTATTGCATTGTCAGAAACTTTTGAGGGACAGGCTGATGCAGCAGCTAATACTTTTGCTGGTCGTCTTGCAAGGTTTAAGGTTGCAATAGATGAAGCGAAAGAAAGTTTAGGTCAAGCACTTTTACCATTACTTGAACGTTTTGCAAAATTTGCAACAGATACTCTTGCACCTGCTTTACAAGGAATTATTGACGGTTTAACAGGTAAAAAGAAATCTGTTGTTCCGTCTCTTGGAATGTTTGCAGAAGCAACTAACGAAGGTGAAGAAGCAGGTTATAACCTTGGTGTTGCTTTACGTGAACTTGGCTCAGGTTTAGGAGAATTAGCATCAGCCTTTGATGATGAAACAACTTCAGAATCAGGCTTTGTAAGATTTATTAACTTACTAACACGTATGGTCGAAGGCTTAGATAGTTTGTTTGGCAAACTTGATGCAGCTGCTCAAAAGTTTAGAGATTTTAAGCAAGCCTTTGATGAATCACTTATAGGACAGTTTGCAAGTGCTTCAGGACAGTTTGCCCCAGATGCCCCATTGTCAGGCAAAGTACAAGGCTTGGTAGGCATTAAAACACAAAAGCCAACAATAATTGTTAACAACAACATTAAAACAGCTGTAGACCCACAAGCCACAGCTAGAGCAATAACTAAAGTTACAAACACAGCAACTAAAACAACAGGTATAAAACCTTTCAACTTCGGCTTTAGATAAACCTATGACAGTTTATTCTCCAACTTATCGGGTCACTATTGCAGGTGTTGTACAAACAGCCGACATACTTTCAGGTGGCACAATTACCTATGGTCGTAATGATTTCTTTGAAGCAACACAACCAAGTTATTGCAATATAGAATTATTAAACAAAGACGGCGCAAGTCCAGTAGTTGAACTGCTAGATGTAGTGATCATTGAAGTTACTAACTCAGCAGGTTCTTTTGTTAAATTGTTTACAGGTGAAGTTTCAGGTGTTTACAATAGATTAGAAGCTGCTGGGGCAGGTGGTAAACCTAACACTTTACAAATTCAAGCAATAGGCGCACTTGGTTTACTTGTTAAACGTACTGCCGGTGCTGTTAATTATCCAGAGGAATTAGACGGCGCACGTATTCAACGTATCTTGCAAGAAACTTTGTTTATTGCTTGGGAAGATTTAAGTAACACACAAACTTGGGACGACTTTACTACCGAGACTTGGGACAGTTACGGCATACAAGGCATAGACACAATTGACGCAGGACGTTACGAAGTACTAGCTAGAACAGCTGAAATAGAACAAGCCTTTAACCTTACAGACGAAACCCAACAATCAGGCTTAGGGTATTTATACGATACTACCGATTTTGAAATAGGTTATGCAGATGCAGAACGAAGAATAACTAACTATTCAGATAACTTAATAGAACTTGATGCAAATTTGGCTAATGCCGATATACAAACAAGACTACAAACAGCCGACATTGTTAACAGCGTTGTCATTCAATACGACGACCCAGTACTGGAAGAAGCAGCCCAAAACGATACGTCAATAAATGATTATGGTTTGTTACAAGAAATCAGAAGAACAATACTAGCTCAACAATTAGATGCCCAAGAGCAAGCCGTAAACTTTGTTAACTTTCGAGGAACACCTAGAACCTCACTAGAAGCCGTTTCAGTAAACTTAGCCAATGACGCTATGACCAATACTGTTCGTGATGATCTACTAGCTGTATCTATGGACACTTTGCTTTACGTGGACAATATCCCAGTAGGGCTTTTACCTTCAGGGTTCTTTGAAGGCTTTGTTGAAGGCTGGACTTGGTCACTTGGTAGACGAAACATAGAACTTACTATGTCTGTATCTAACTCGATTTACTCAACTCTTGATGTACAATGGGAAGACTACAACCCATTAACCCAATGGCAGAATCTAGACAATACAACTATGTGGCTTGACGTTATTTAAGAAAAGGATAAACTAGAACAATGGCAACTACTACAACCAATTTTGGCTGGGACATTCCCCAAAGCACAGATTTAGTTAAAGACGGCGCTACAGCTATTGCAGCTTTAGGTCAAGACATAGATACAGCCTTTGTCGATTTCAAAGGTGGCACAACAGGTCAGGTATTAAAAAAGACTTCTGGTACTGATTTAGACGTTGAATGGGGTACAGCTTCATCAGGTCTAACCTTAATAAATACAACTAGTTTTAGTGCAGTAGCCAGTCAATCAGCACCAGCAAATACTTTTAGTGCAACTTATGAAAATTATTTATTGTTATTAAATTTAACCACCAATAGTGCTAATGACGGATTAGTAAGATTAAGATTACGTAGTGGTTCAACTGATGCAACAGCAGCATATTATTTTGGTCGTGTTGGTTTAACAACTGGTGGTTCTACAAAAAATCTTGCTGGAGATAATTTAGCATTTTTTGATTTGTTACAACAAGACAGCGCAGTTGTTGGATATTCTCACGTTGCTGTTCAAATTTTTAGTCCTTTTTTAAGTCAAAAAACTAAAATAAGTTATACTGGAACTGCAACAGATGATGCAGGTAGCGTATTTGGTATGGCAGGTGGTGGAGTTTTAGATAACACAACTTCATACGATTCTTTTACGATATTAAATCAAAATGGAACTAGCACAGGAAAGATGTCTGTTTATGGCTACAACTTCTAAAAAAATTGAACCAATTTTTATTGGTATTGGTGAAGAACGAATTGAATTACAAGGTGCTGAACTTGAAGCATTTTTAGAGCAACGCGCTAAAGACCAAGAACAAACAGCACTACTCGAAGCCGAGTATAAAGCGAAACGTGATGCAAGAGAATCTGCAATTACAAAACTTGGTGAAATAGCAGGACTCACAAAAGAAGAACTAGATGCAATCCTTTAACCACAAACAATTTTCTTTAGCTGCAATTGCTTTCTTAGCAGCTTGGCAAGCAACAGACTTTGCCCTTGATTACAGAGCTGTATTAGGTGCTGTTGTAGCTGCTTCTATGGGAGCTATGAACCCTAATGCCAAAACCAAGATTAAGTAAAGCAGCTGAGCAATTACGCTCCGAAATAAACGCCAAGTATCCTAAGCGAGATAAACGATCAGACGGCTGGATAGGCGACACAGCACACAACGCACGTAAGTCAGACCATAACCCAGATAAGAATGGGTGGGTTCGTGCTATAGATATTGACTCAGACCTTGTTAAAGGCTCATCTAAAGAATCGTGGCTATTAGCCGAGAATATAAAGATGATAGCACTCAAGGGCGACAAAAGACTTAGTTACATTATTCACCAGCACCGTATAGCCTCACCACGTCAAAATTGGGCTTGGCGTGTCTACAAAGGGTCTAACCCTCACGTGTCACATATGCATATATCCTTTACTAAGGCAGGCGACCTTAACGGAAAGGCATTTGGAATATGAGCAAACCTAAAGCAAAAAAACAAACAATAGAACTACCTGATGTTATGGCTAGTGAACTTGTAAGAATAGTTAACACAGCTCACGAAGACGGCAAACTAATTACAGGCTTTGTTGCTTGCTTAGAACTGTTTGACGGCAAGAAGAAAACTATAAAAATTGTTGCTAACCAAGATATGCCACAGCACTCAGCATTTGGAATTATTAACTATGCAGCTGAGAAATATCAGTTCACAATGTCACCTGAAGAAGATGATGAAGACTTTTACGATCCGGAGTGGTTTGACGGACAATGATAAATGAACTAATCGGGATAATTGGTTTACTGTTAACGCTTCTTGTTTTTGTCATAAAAGTAACAATTGAAATAACTAAAATGAAAACACAACTGTTTCCTAATGGTGGTACATCATTAAACGATAAAGTGACACGCCTACAGATTGAGGTCACTAAAATTCGTAGTACTATAGATAGTATTAACACACAGTTAGGTAAGCCTAAACGAAAGAGGTAACGTATTAAGCGTTACGTAATTATCTCAGATTTGCAATATCCTTTTATTAAGAAGTCTTACGTTGAAAGCCTTTTAGATTACATAGCCTACGTTAAACCAGATAAGTTACTTTGTGTTGGTGATGAACTTGATTGTCAAACAATATCGACTTATGCACGTGGCACAGCCCTAGAGTTTGAAGGTTCGTTACAAAGGAATATAATAGGTTTGAAGGGCTTGCTCAAAGAATTCCGTAGTGCTATTGGACGCAGTAAGCCTTTCCAAATTCAGCGAAGCAATCACACAATACGAATTGAAAAGTACATAAGTCGTCACGCACCGGCGTTTAGTGTTATTGACGCTATTAAGATAGAAAACTTACTTGGTTACAACGATAAAGATATTAAAGTTACTTACAACAGATCATTAACGGAAGTTGCTAAAGGCGTAATTATGGGTCACGGCGACGAAGGCAGGCTTTACAATCACGCAGGACAAACAGCTCTTGGACTAGCTACAAGAACAGGTAAGAATGTTGTTTGTGGTCACACACATAGACAGGGCATTAGCTCTGCAAGTCACGGCTTTGCTGGGAATCTTTTAACACTTTGGGGTATGGAAGTTGGACACTTGTGCGACCTTAATAGTTCTGGTATGCGTTATATGAAAGAAGGGCACGCTAATTGGCAGGCAGGTTTTGGAATCTTGTACGAGCAAGACGGCATAGTTAAACCTGAGCTAGTGCCTTTTAATAAAGACGGCTCATTTATAGCCGAAGGCGAACTCTGGCGATAACGCCGTTATCAAATTGTTATAATTCAATGCCGTGTTTTGACATAGGTAAGCCTTAACCTTTCTTTAACGAAAGGGGCATTATGGATAAAGTCTGGTATCCAATATCAGAACTATTAACCGACGCATATCACAAAATGTTTTTCTATCACAAAACCCAATGCACTTTTAGGGAATGTGACTGCGAAAACAAGCTGCAACAATTGCAAGAATTTCACGGCATATTTATAGGAGTTAACTAAATGGATTATTTAAAGAACTACATAGAAGTTAAAGATCGTATACAAATGTTTTACGACAAATTTCCAGAGGGCACTTTGCACTTTCAATACAAGGGTGTACTGGAATTTAACGGCGAAACCTTTATTTATGGTGAAGCGTTTGCTTACCCTGAACGCGACAAAATGGCTTATGCAAGTGGCTGGGCTTGGGAGCGCGTGCCTGCTAGAGGCTTTGCTAAAGGGGCTGAAATGATGACCTTAGAAACCTCAGCTTGGGGTCGTGCTATTGCAGCTCTTGGTATTGCTGTTACAAAAGGTATTGCTTCTAGAGAGGAAGTACAACGTAACGTGAACCCAGAAAACGACCCTTGGCAGACCCCACCAGATACCGATTTAAGCCAAAATAAAGGCAAAATTAGCCCCGAAACCCCTGCGCCTATATCAGGACAAGGACAAGGCTTAGAAATGGGCTATTTTGGGTCTTATAGAGTTGCTACAGAAAAGCAAGTAAACTTCTTGCATAGTCTTTGTAAACGTATCTATACTGACTGGGACAAAGAGAAACTACTGAAATATCTGCAATTCCTAAGTAAGGAACAGGAGTTTTCTAAGCTAGAATTCGCACCATACACAATCGTTAAAAACCAATTAGATAATCAACAACAATTGGCAGATAACCTTAGTGCTTGGTTAAACGCTTCTAGACTTCCGTCAAGCCACGAACAGGCTGAAACGGCAGCTGCAGATTGGAAGACAGACCAATTTTAGAGATACTTTTAATGAACCCATATTTTGATGACGTTGAGCTACTCCCAAGCGATTACCGGAAAATAGCCGTTTGTGAGTCGTCATTGAATCCACAAGCTGTAAATCGAACAGGCAAGTATAGGGGCTTGTTTCAATTTGATAACAGATCGTGGGAATGGGTTGGTGGGTCTGGCGACCCAGCACGGGCTTCTGTGCGTGAACAATATAAACGCGCACAGATGCTTGTATCAAAGCAAGGATTTAGTAGAGCATTCCCACAATGTTCAAAGATTATGGGGGTTAAATAATGGAAACAATTA